ATCAGTCGCTGACGTCGTATGGCAACGCTTTGGCGATGTGGCGAACTACGTCGAACCATTTTTTGGTTCTGGTGCTGTCCTTCTAAAGAGACCGCACGAACCAGGCATCGAAACGGTAAATGACAAAGACTCGATGATCTCAAATTTCTGGCGTGCTGTCCGTAGTGATCCCGAATCTGTGGCCTACCATGCCGACTTTCCTGCAATCGAGAGCGATCTTCATGCCCGCCATGCATGGCTTGTTGGCCAAAAAGCGTCACTGACAGATCAGATTGAGGGTGATCCTGAGTATTATGATGCCAAGATAGCAGGTTGGTGGTGCTGGGGGATGCCGCTATGGATTGGTAGCGGTTTTTGTTCTGGCAACGGACCGTGGCAACAGATTGGCGGTAGATTGGTAAATGCCCCGAGTAACGGCACAGGCGTATCTAAGCAACTCATTCATCTAGGAAATGCTGGGCAAGGGATACATAAGAAACGCATCCATCTAGGAAATGCTGGGCGAGGGGTGCATCAGAGACATGTGGGCATCAGCCAGTGGATGGTTGCATTATCCGATCGCATGAGCCGTGTTCGCGTATGCTGTGGCGACTGGTCAAGAGTGATGGGGCCATCCGTCACGATATCTAATGGGCTGACTGGTATATTTCTCGATCCCCCGTATGGTGAGAAGGCAGGGCGTGAGAGTGATCTCTATGCAGAAGATAGTCTATCTATTGCACAAGAATGCCTAGACTGGTGCCTACAGAATGGGAGCCATAAATTATTGCGCATCGCACTCTGCGGCTATGTAGGGGAATATGAGACGCTACTAAATCGTGGGTGGACACCCTATCACTGGCATGCTAAGGGAGGTTTTGGCAACGGGGGGAATGGTAAGAGGAGAGAGAATCGCACAAAGGAAGTCATCTGGTTCTCGCCGCATTGCTTACGGGATGAGCAGATGAGCTTGTTTTGAGCATATGCGCAGGGCATGCTATACTCTGCACAGTGGACAAACCTAGTACAGAGGCAACCGCATGGCGTTTCCGATCAATCAGGCAGGAATCGATCTCCTCAAGGAATCTGAAGGCTGCCGCCTGGATGCATATGAATGTCCCGGAGGTAAGTGGACGATTGGCTATGGGCATACTCATGGCGTCAAGTCTGGGCAGGCTATCACTCAGGAACAAGCCGAAGAATTTCTAGTGGATGATCTTTTGATAGCATGTGGACATGTGCTTAGTCTAGTAGAGGTCCCGCTTACGGATAATCAGCTAGCGGCCCTCACATCCTTCATGTTCAATGTTGGATTTGGGAATTTCTCTAAGAGTACCCTGCTCAAATTACTTAACCAGGGTGATTACGACTCTGTGCCGAGTCAGTTAAGCAGATGGGTATATTCAGGAGATAAGCAATTACCAGGGTTGGCCAGTAGACGCAAAGCTGAGGCGGAATTATTCCTTGCCTAAATAACAATAACCGCTACGGACGTACCCAAACGTAGCGGCTATTGCCTACACGTCTCACCTCGAACATGGAGTGTATCCCACTCCTATCTGTCTTTCAATCCAAAAACTGAACAAAGTCTGGACAATGGGCACAAATCCCTATACCGCGGGAGTCTTTTATCAAGGCTCCTTTGTAGCGAGCGAGTTCGTCCAAGCCTTTTCTGAAGCAGGTGTTGACCGTCGCTTGGCGGTTTTGGCGGAGATATCTGCTAGGCCACAAGTCTCTCAGCTCGTGATCCAAAGGACGCCATATGTGAGGGCGACCGTCGAGAACTATCAAACAGGAGCCTATAGTTATTTCAGGGTAACCTCACCAGGCGGCGTACTCGCAGGGACCACAGCAGCATTCCAAGTCGCTAACCGGACTGATCAGTTTGTGAATACCGCCTATCCTCCCGCGGCGCTCCTGTTCACAGACATCAATCTAGGCAATCACTACGTGACTTCGAATGCCTCGAATGTCCTATTGTCAAGTAGTACGCAACCGGCAGGCGTTTCTCTAGACCAAATTCAGTTTATCGGCGAATACCTAGAAATGATTGCGGAGGATGGCACAAGTATTTATAGAGTGACCGTCAACGCCACCAACGTCATCAGTTGCACCCTCAACCGCACAGAACCACAGCGTGCGCTTCCTATCCGCGTCAGCAATGGACACCCATCCCCCTTTGATGGGACCAACTTGTGGATTGAAGGACTTGTCTCCATTGGTGATGTGGCCATGTCGATCGATCAGTATATGGGAGGCTATGCGGGTATTAGTATTCCCAGAGTGAGTACGGTATCCCTGCAACTCTCAGATCAGTGGTTTGCCTACTTGATTCAGCAGAGCTGGGATACTCGCAATATTGAAATCAAGATTGGCTTGACCGATCAGGATATCGGCCAATACCGAGTCATCATGAGGGCAAAGACCGAACGCGCTGAGGCAAACCTCGATAGCCTCGATATTGTGCTTAGGGACCAGTCTCTCTTATTCGATCGCTCCGTGCAGGAAAACACCTATGTGGGAAGTGGCGGATTTGCCTACGAAGGCAATACTGAGGTTGCCGGCGTACTCAAACCGCTAGTCTTTGGCTTTGTACGGCATATTACCCCTTTACTCATCTTTGATGCTCACAACGTCTACCAGGTTCATGACGGCCCCGTGTTGGGCCTCTTTTCTGTCCATTCTGGAGGAGCACTGCTCACCGATTTAGACCCTGACGGCCCAGGCGTTTTGCCTGGGCATGTGCATCTCATGCAATGGGCGCCAACCCCTGCCGAAGTTGCGGCAGGGGGATACCGCTTAGATAAGGCAACAGGGATCATCCGTCTGGCAGCCAGGCCATCTGCGCCGATCACCGTTTCAATCTGGGGAGATACCGCGCTTACTAAGGAGACATGTTTTGCTTCAGAGGTTTGCAGAGCCATCCTGGCAAGGCGGGTTCCAGAAGCCAACATCAACGAAAATGAGTTTGACGAGTTTAACCAAGCACAGGGCGGCGGCGTCGGTATTTACATTAGAGACGAGATGTCAGTGCGAGACGCCATCAATACGGTGCTCAAGCCGTTAGGCGCTATCATGCGCGTTGATGCACTCGGCAACGTCGGTATCCAGCGCTTGCACGCCAGAGCGCCAGTGGCCATTCTGGGTGAACACAACCTGCTCGAGGATGCAATCCCCTCTAGGAGACAACCGCCTAAAGCTGGCAAGGTCTACCGAATTGGGCACTACAAAAATTGGACACTCCTTAAGCAGTCAGATATGTTGGCTAATGCCGGTGTACTTGTCAGCACATTTTTACAGCGCGAGTACAACTACAAAATACTTACCTGGGACGGCTTTTCTAGCATCCGGCTACCTACCTACGATTCCGCAGAGACCATTACCCTGTCCACACTTTGCGATAACGCTGCAACTGCGAGCGAGTTGGCGGCATATCTCGCGTTTCGCGATCATAGTCTACAAAACCTCTATGAGTGCACAGCCATCGGCTTTGCTTTCCAAATCCAAGTGGGAGATACGGTCCTTTTTCAATTAGACACGCTCGGGACTAAGAATGTGAAGACTGGCATTGTCGTCGAGGTAGTCGAGAAATCCATCACTTCTAATCAAGAAGATCTGACACAACTCCTTATATGGGCTTAGCATATGTCTGGTTTCCACATCACCCCACCAAATTGGACATTAGGGGCGACCGTCACCGCGAATAGTACCAAGAGCACGGACGTGGGCGCGAGCAATCTGCTCTTTGTGCAGCGCAGTCGCAAGTGGCGATCGGCAGCCCTCGGAACGCTGAGGTTGACATTCGACGGCGGAACGGAAAAACCGTGGGATACGGTAGACATGAGAGGGCATAACGGGTTCACGGGGACCGTCCAGGTATTCGCATCCAATGTCTTGGCAAACGTCTTTACGACACCTACCTATACCTCTGCCATCAAAACGTTGCGCTTTCCGGGCGATCTAACGGCATTTACTGAGTACGATACCTGGATCTATACGGGAGCACTCCGCTCACATCGGTACATCGGCATACAGATCATTGACAATGCTAACCCTGAGGGATTCTTCGAACTAGGTGTCGTGATTATTGGGGTGAAATTTGAGCCAAGGCTAGGGCCAGATATAGGCGCCCAGGTAAGCAGAGATGATCCATCAGTGAGGGTTCGCCTACTCAATGGTGAAGGGATTACACGGCCCAAACGCGCCATCGATATGGTGAATTTTTCCTTTCCCAAACAATCACCCACAGAGACCCTGCGGTGGAAACAGATTAACCGAATCTACGGCTCAAAAATCCCTATGGGTTTTAAATGGGATCCCATTATCGCGGGGCAGCAGAGTGAACAATACGGGATGTACTACGGCTACGCGACATGGCCAAGTGGTGGTACATTTACATCAGCCACTGGCCATGGTGATAATGATGTGCAAATGGGGATCGAGGAACTCTGATCTAGTTCAGGAGCGCTCTGAGCAATAGGTGCAGAGCCTTCTGTCGTGCAACGAGCGTCGGCACTGGACTTCTTCTGGCCACTTTGGATTGGTGCGGTGAATGAGCACATTGCAACGGCGGCAATGCGGGTGCGTGTCAATCGCCTTCTTGCAGAAATAACATAGCCTGACGCCATCGGGTCGCGTGTAGTGGGTACCATTTGGGTATATTCTCAGTTTCGATGCGATAACCTACTCCTCACTGAAACCCGAAGCCGAACCCCTCTTTGCAGCCCTTCCCGGTAGTAACGACATCTACATTTAAATGATAGAGATACTTGCCCTCGTATGTACTCGGCAAGGAGGGATCGAGTTTGATGGTGAGCTGGTTGCCAACGGCACTCGTTGACAAGGGGATGATCGGTATCTCTAGTGCGCTATTCTTCTCTATAATGCTGTAGGGAGCGATGGTCGTTTCCGTACCAGGGTCTGCATAGACTGCTTTGACAGAGACATTATCTAGGGTCTGATCCCAGTTGCACGGGGTCGTAAGCGTCACCACATAGTCGTTTCTGTCGAGCGCTTGCGGCGGCACCGGCAACGTTTCACCGGCAGCCACTGCATACCAAAGCCATAGAGTAACTAGGGCAAGTAGTGGTAGTCGCATAGTTTTTCCTGTTTCATGTGGTTTAGTGAGGCCTCGACTCTCATCATAGACCACGCGCAATCGATCAGGTTGTATCTAATGCGGGTAGACACGGACTCTTCAAGGCCGCTATCATCGAGGCGGTCTTCTAGCTCTTTAATGAGTTGCTTGATCAAGTCAATATTCCCTTGGATTCTGCTTATACTGGACAAGGCTCTCTCCCTAGTAGAAAATCTACAGTAACGCCACAGGCATCAGCAATCTTCATCAGGTTCTCAGGGTGAATACCCCCACGCTGCGCGCTTTCATACCGAGAGATGATGCTTTGGTTAATGCCCGTCTCCTTTGCCAGGTCTCCCTGTCCCCAGCCATTCATAAGCCTAGCATGAATAATACGCCTGGCCATAATTCGTGGTAGTGGCTCTGCCATACATACCTCAGAACTCAATGGTTGTCTCTACGTCCAAACAACATATAGTAGCATAGAGCCATTAACTTGTCAATCGGCATATCACCACGTTAGCGAGTATTGCCGATTGACATACATGATAACTATCAGAAATAAGGTAGGAACCACTTAGGCAATGTACGCAAATGATGGCGTTTATAATGAGGATCTTAGCGGCAGGTTCTACAAGTCGCTTCACGAATCAAGTCTAAGTCGTTTGGTAACTGTTCTGTAAGTAAAGTAAATTTTATTATATTTATTACTTGACAAGATATGTCAATTGACATATAATCTAGATAGTTGATGGATGGTTGAACGTAGCAGGGAGAGGAAGCTAGCATGTCTAAACTACATACGACTTTGGCAGGCGCCCCTTATGGCTACTATCTCAGATTCGTGCAACCTACTAATGATTTAACGGTAACTGAAGAAGTAATCGCTTATGTGGGTCCCTACGATAGTGGATGTGCTGCTCACTTGGCGCCCGCAGGTTGGAATAACCCTGATGTGGTCCGGCATGAGGGCGGTGTAGAGTAACGACAGGATGGCTCGGTAGCAAGTACCAGTTGCCGCCGAGCCGACATCAGAAAGGAACTAACAAAGCCATGGTAGCAGAGATCTTGCCAGAAAGCAAATTAGTGGTACCGCTGGATGAACTCGTGGCCATCGCCACAGAGATCGTGCGGGAAAACGTAAGGCTTCACGGTGACGCAAAGGCGGCCATCGAGCCATACACACCCACCGTCAAAAAGTTAGTCGCGGCGAACCTCACCTACAGCGAGAAGAAGGCAGCCGGCCTTTTGTCGCAAGACGAGTTGGATGCCATCGAGTATGTCCTCCGTGCATCGGCGGTACAACGGGAACGGAGTCACGAACGCCGCAGCGCACAGACGAGCAGAGCAGGTTGGCGCCCGCGCAAGACCAGCAAGAAACGGTTGGCCGAGGATATCGCAGCGAGCATGATGGCGAATCCGGGGCGAACCCTTACAGACTATGGATGTGACGCCGAGGTGGCGGGGATGGTCAACGAGATTCTCGCCTAACCGAAATTCCCCCGGCCGACCGGGGGATCAAAAAACAAGGACGGACCCGTGACACCAGAGAAAAGAAATCAACTGTTTGCTCTCGCAGCGATGTTATCAGAGTGGCTAGCGGACCTCGACGATTTCCGCAAAGGGCTTAGAGACGATTTCGACGGCTGGAGTTACGAAGCAAAAATGAGTACTCTAGGGCAAGCATTCCAGCAAGAGCTTCAGGCAATAGATAGTATGCATGACTCAATGGTAACCTCTTTGGCTAGGCTAAGTCGGCTCTTCTAACATTTCACGGAGAGAGCGCATGCCACCTAACAAGACTTGTCACCGCTGCACGCAACCCGCAACGATACAAAAAATGGTGGTCGCCTTCTGGGAGTATTCGGTACTCCCAGAGTACAGGTACGCCAATTACCCCATTTATGCAAATAGACAGAATGACGTGCGTACCATTATCTACCTCTGTGACGATTGCGCCCATCAAGAGCTGGGCCAAAGGCCATTCACGCCGCCCAGAGAGCTCTGATGGACTTCATCGGCGTTTCGTTGCTGATCATTATCCTGGTCTTGTTGGCGATCGCCTTGTGCTTACGTGTCCTGGCTTCGGGTATCGATAAGATCATCGATCAGATAGATAAGATTATCGAGACACTAAGACGAAAATGACTAATCTGGATAGGTGCGGCTTTGGGCCAATTCGGCGGGTGGCTCGCGAGCCTACCAGCTCGCTAGGCCCGGAGGCGGCAGCAGCCAGCAGCCCCCTCCGGACTGTTTCGTATCCACATTGGATACCCGTATATCATATCAACTTCACATCGCTCTGTCATTCAGTATCAGTACGATATGACACCTAAGAACCAGCCTACCATCAGACAGAATAAGACAAAGAGAAACCCCAAAGTAAAGCTAATAACGCCGCGTTGCACCCAGTAATCTTGACTAGCACGCATTGCCGGCGCTTTCGGTATTGCGGTCCACAAAATCTTCGACAGCTTCACGACGAAAGCGAGTCGTCTTACCAAACCATACGGTTTCGAGCCCGATTCGG